TCATTTGCCGGAACAAGCATCGAGCATTCCTTTGTAGACCAAAAACTTCCCTTCCAATATCGAGCCCTCGGCTTCAATCTCTTTTAATCGGGCGCTGTCCCGCACTCGGTCAAGTCGACTGCGCTCGATACTCAAAACCCGCGCCTTTTCCGCAAAAGCATCAAACTCCTTCTTCGTCTGCTGGCATCCCCGTGCCGCTTGAAGCCTTCGTTCGTATCCCGCTACGTCACCGCGCATTGCTTCAATGGTGCCTTGATTTCTCTCGTTTTCTGCAATCTTGCGGCCAAGCTCCTCCTTAAGTGCAGCTGTTATTTGCTCAGCAGCTCGGAGTCGACTACTCAAGTCTGCGTTCTCAACTTTTAGTACACTCGACTGCCGATTTGCCTCGCTCTGTAGGCGCGTCACCTCGTTCTCACGCTGTAGGCCAGAGATCAATGTTCCCAACCCGTAACCGAGGCCAAGAGCCACTACGAATGAGGATACAGCCCACGCTACAAACGAACGCCAATACTTTGTAGGCTGTCGACGCAGGAATGCCCAAACTGACTCAAGCGGGCTATCTTCGATATCCAGAGGTTTTGTACTCGCGCTGTTTTGACCAGCGCCCCCCGCAGGCGGCACCCCTTTAGCATTTTTCATATTGCTCCTCGCATGGAGCAAATGGTAACAAAAGGCTGCGATCCTATCGCTTAGCAGACCACCAGCGAAGTGCCTCACGCACATTGCCCCCAGTGTCGTCGCCCGCTTTAGCGAGCGGTTTTAAAGCAACGCGCGAGATGAAATCGCTGCCCACATTCTTTGTGAGTTTGCACAGCAAACTCTGTGCCCACGCGTGGGGCCATCGGCTCTAACTGCTTACCTCGCTGTACTGAATATCCGCGAGCTGGCACACCAGATCCGGTATCACGGCCTCCATCAGGTCGCCTCACGCATAGGACCACGGCGACGCCGAATTGAGCACGGACTCATTGCGCCCCTCTACCCCTCAACCTCGATCGAGATCCGCGCGAAGCAGCTGTCGTAGCTTTCGCGACTCAATTACGAAGTGCCAAGCTACAAGCTTGAAGAACAATCCGAGCTACCGCCACCGCGCCGCCGGCCGGGACTGCACTGAGCCGCCCGCCTCTCAGAAGGGCAACTCTTCTTCGTCGGCATCAGTAGGCGCCACCTGAGCCTCTCGAAACTCTTCCGCCACTGCAGGCCCTGCGTCGATCAGGTCAACCGGAATCAGCTGCACCATCTCGCGCGCCTCCTCAGGTGTGCACATCAGCCACCGGTCAAAGTCGTGCTCCTCGATCGCGACGACCGAGCGCTTGTCCTGCACTTCGAGCGGCTTCTTCGTCGTCCGGTCGATCTCGGGCCTGTGCATGCGAGACATGATCGGGTGCAGGTTCGCATTGATCGTGAGCATGGTGTAGCTCTCCCACACCTTCTCCGTCTCCGGATCCTTCCAGGTACTCCACAGGCCGGCCAGGCCCCAGGGGCGGCCGTCCGCGCGACGGAAGCGCCACCATTGGTTCTTGCCCGACTCCCAGTTCGGCTCATCGAAGCTCCAGGCCGGGATGATGCAGCGCCTGCTGAACTTCCATGCGTCCTTGAAGGCCGGCTTCTTCTCGATGCCAGCGAAGCGGGCGTTGTGCGTGGCCAGCTCCTTGCCCTTCGTCTCGCCCTTGCGCGGGGGCGCCGTCGGGACATGGCTGCTCGACCACGCTGGAATCAACGACCACTGCCCCACCGCGATCTCGCGCTCGTACTCCGTCTTGTCGACGGCGCGGCGCATGAACGCCCCCGTGTACATCGGCCGCATGCTGCGCAGCCAGCGCTCCGCGGTGCGGGCGCCGATGTACCAGGCCGCCTCGATCTCGCGGTCTTCGGGAGAGATGTAACGGGTGCACATGGTGGCTAGGTATCGGTATGGCACTCACAGCAACGACCTACTCTTTGTCTTCTTTATAGACATCGAGCAAAACTGCACTTGCCGTATCGCGAGCGCTTTCGTCAATGGCTCCAATTGCCATCACAGTTCCTCGTCCTGCGACGTCATGGCAGAACACAACAATGGGAGTCGCAGAATTTTTTGGGATAAATGAAAACAGCGTGTCCGATTCGTAGTACGTTGTGCCGCCTCGTTTCGACATGGCCGCCTTCGCCTTGGCTTTGCACCTCTGCGGGCTGAAATCCTTCGCCATGTATATCTGGGAGGAAACGACATGGAAGGCCGGAGGCCTTCCAGCTTCAGCGAGCTTGGCTGCAAGCTGCTTGTTTGCCTCTGAGACCTCCGCGACCATCGCGGAGAGCTTGCCCCTTTCCGCTTGCACCTCTTCCAGTTGGGCTGTGAGTTTCTTTAGCTTCTCTTCGTCGGCCTGGGCTCTTTGCACTGAAACGGGTGCGTCCTTGTCTTTAGCCTTAGTCACGACATAGGTGCCACCCGCAGCGATCAAAGCCACGACTACTGCTTGAATCGATTGGATGAGAGCGATAGGGACTTCATGCCCTCGTTGCGACTGAGCCGGCGCCGCTGCAGGTTCACGAACTCTGATGAGGGCCATACAAATCCTCTCCGCTCCAACACGTAGCAATCAGTCTACAAGGCCCGTTGGCCGGATGTCACTGGATCAACTGCCCCGGAAAGTTGACGCCCAACGGTCGCAGGAGGATACTGTAAATTCATACAGTATTTTTAGGAGCTTGAAATGCCTGAAATCACCCCGCAGCCGGACTACGTCGCCTGGGCCTCCCTCTTCGCCTCTGAGTGGCTGCTCCTGGCCAAAGGCCATGGCGACTACGAAGACCTGTTCTCCCAAGGCCTCGCGTTGTACCGGGTCGTGGGCGGCCAGCCTGCCCAAGAGATTGCCGCCGCCCACTTCAAGAGCTGCTGCTCCGATCACGAAGACCTCGTTCGCGACCCTGCGGGAGAGTTCGAGAAGCTGGCGACGCGCGCCGAGATCATCATGAATGGCGACAAGCTGGATCCTGCCCTGCAGGAATTCGCTTTCAATGTCGTTGAGCTGTGTGCCGCGACGGCCGACGGGTTCGGGCACCCGAAAAAGGGCAACGCTGGCGACCGCATCAGAGCGCTCTATGGACGCCTGCCCTTCTAGCCTTGCCCCGTGAGCACCTGATGGAAATAGAGGTTGAGCTGGTGGAAATGGCGCGCAGGGTTGGCGAACTCGGCCCGGACGATCCGATGCGTCCCACCCTGCGTGATTTCGCTGACGAGGTCGCTGGGCGCTGCGCGCGCATCGGCGACCTGTACGGCGACTGGGACCGGAATGCCGGCGACCACATTCGCGCGGTTATGCATGAGCTGCCGGGTCTTTTACCGAAGCCACAGAGCCAAGATGAGCCGCTGGTGCCTTAGATGTTCTTAGCGGACGTGACATTCCTCATGCGCCACGGCTTGCGACTGAGATCCAGCCAGAGAGAAGCGCCGATGCGTGTGTCCGTGCAGATTCGTGAGTCCGACCGTGACAAAAACAATTCAGGGCGCAATCTCACCGAAGTGATGTTGTTCGAGAATTGGGGGCTGCCCCAAGCTCGTTCAGCCGGCCGGATTACCGACCCAACGTTGCTGCCGTACAAAGGCAATGGCTTCTTGCTCTCCGGCATCGAGCTCGATACCGGAAACGACGGCACTGCAGAGTATCGGCAGGTCTGGCTGGTAATTCCTGTCGAGCAAGGCGGTCCGTAGCGAAAGAGACAATCCTGCAATGAGCCAAGCTGAAATCTTCCCCCCCGAGTCCACCGTCCTCTACACGCCGGCTTGGTACAGCAGCACCGAGCGCGAAGAACGCGCCCTGCCGCTGGCGCCGGGGGACTACAAGGTCACGCCTGGCCATGGAGCCGAACGCTGGACGGTCACTTCGCTGAAGGACAACACTACGGTCTACAGCGGCATCGGGCCCGTCGAGATCAAGCGGCATCAGGCTCTGTAACTATTTGGTAACGCATAATCTCGATTGGTTGAAAATGATCGAGACATGAAAGCTCTTCTCCCCTATAGCATTGGCAGCCGAGATATGTCGTCGCTGCTATCTCTTTGCGCAAAGGTGCGCTCAACTGACGATGCCAATATTGAGCTCGATGCATCTAAAGTCGAATTCATCGACCCGCAAGGCCTTGCCATCCTCGGCGCATTACTCTCTCCCCTAAAAGGCCGAAGAATTTCAATGCCATGGATGGCAACTCACATTGCCGGATATATGGATCGAATGAATTTTTTCGACCACTGCGATATCGAAGATATTGAAATTCCGGCATGGGGAAGAAATAAGATTCCCGAAAAATTAGTAGAACTAACCTGCGTAAGCAGCCACGCAGAAAGCGATAGCGCTGCGAATAGACTCGCAGACGCGATCACAGGCACTCTGACAAACGCGAACCCAGATGCGCCCTTCGACCGAGAGACTGGAAAAAATCAATACGACCGATTTCGTTATCCGATTTGGTATTCACTTTCCGAGCTATTGGAAAACTCTCTAACGCACGCAAGACAAAAATCGAATCATCACGCCTCGGTATGGGTGGCAGCTCAATATTATGAGAAAAATGGAATTGTCAGGATGGCGGTAGTTGACAATGGCTGCGGTATGCTCGCAACTTTGTCGGGACATCCTGCGCTTCCAGAAAATTCACACCTGGCTGCAATTTCAACAGCTCTTATTCCAAGAGTGAGTTGCAACCGTGACGGAAGCCTCTATTTGAATCAAGGCAATCAAGGAGTTGGATTGACTACGACAGCGCGGATTGCTCGCTCAGCACGAGGCTGGCTTGTCATAGCTTCCGGCGACTCTCTGTTGCATACAAACCGCTTGAACGATGGAGGACGGCTGCCCGGCGACGGGTTCTGGCAAGGCGTGTCCATCGGCTTCCACTGTCGGCGAGCCGATCTGCCAGCCATAAGGGTGCCGGCCCTCCTGCCCCCCGAACAACAGGATTTTTCAGCCCATTTTTTGGAGTAGCACAAAAATGCGCTCGGTCTGCTACAGTTTCTGTACTAGCAGTTTGACTTTATCGGAGCAATCATGTTGACGGAGCTCTCACTGCGCCCCCATTCCATCGGCTCCACGCCACCCCAAGGAGCAGCCATGGGAAGCCGTGCCATTGCAGCGCAGTTCCGCAAGGAACTTGAAGACGCGCTCGGCGCAGGCAACCATGTGGTTCTCGACTTCGAAGGTGTCGAAGCAACTCAGTCGTTTGTTGATGAACTGATCGGGGTCGTCGTGTTGAATCGTGGCCCGAAGGTTCTTGACGTCGTGTCATTCAAGAAGTGCTCGCCTGATATGAAGGCGATCATCAACTTCGTACTAGGCGATCGGCTGAGGCAGTTTGCTTCTCGCAAGCCCTCCTTCGGTCATTTGGTGTTGGCTTAAGCCCGCCATTGACGTTGTATGGAAGCCGCCCTCGAGGCGGCTTTTTCATGGGCGGCCGCAATTCACCCTTGTTGACTCTCGCCTGCGCAGTTCTTCACGCGGTGAAGGCCGGGCCCCGATGGAGAATCGCGGCGCGGCTGCCTTGGCGGTCGCACCTCCCCGGGGCCGCCGAACATCGGCCCCCTTCACCCGCTTCGGCGGGTTTTCTTTTGCCGGCGCCGCGCACATCGCTGCATCGTGGCGCTCACCGCGACAATGCCCTGATGACGACCCTCTACCTGCAGATGACTGACAAGCTCTCCGCGCACTGGAGAGCCCATAACAACGCCTACCCGCGGAAGTTCGTTCTCAGCCCGGCGCTGCGCGACGAATACCTGAAATGCCTCAGCTGGGTGACCGACGCGCGCGTGAGAGTGAACACGATCCCCGAGAAGCACATGGGCGTGCCCATCGAGATCGACGAGGCCTCGCCGGGCGTCATGGTGGCCGCCGACGGCACCGAGGTCGCGCTGCAGTGAGGGCCGGCCGCCACCTGGTGCTGGGCGCCCTGCTCGCCCTCCCCCTGCTCGCCGCGGCCGACGTGCGGACCTGCCTCGTGGTTGGCGTCAGCGACGGCGACACCATCACCGCGCGCTGCGGCGGGCCCGGGGCCTACGAGCAGGTCAAGGTGCGCTTCAACGGGATCGACGCGCCCGAGAAGAAGCAGCCCTTCGGCCAGCGCGCGAAAGAGGCGCTGTCCGATCTGGTCTACATGAAGGAGGCCGATCTCGACTGCCGCAAGACCGACCGCTACGGCCGCAGCGTCTGCCGGGTGCGCGTCGCTCCGAACTCCGCGCCCAGCGGCCCGAAGACGCTGGATGCAGGCCTAGCCATGATCACCCTCGGCATGGCCTGGTGGTATCGCGACTACGCACGCGAGCAGACGGCAGAGGAGCGCGGGCAGTACGAGTTCGCCGAGAAAGAAGCCGCGGCAAAAGGTGCCGGGCTCTGGGGCGACAAGCGCGCGATGGCGCCGTGGGAATGGCGCAAGGCGAAGCGGGAAGGCGCTCACCAGGAGCCCTGAACGCCCGCCACCGGCGAACCCAGCGCGAACCGCGAGCGGTCATTCAATCGCAGCGCCCCTCCCATTCGATCACCTCCGACAGCAGCCACTTGCCGTCGGCGCCGGGCCTGGGCAGCTCGCCGCGGCGCACTCGGAAGGTGATCGTGTGGCTCGTGACTCCCAGGCGCTCGCACATCTCTGCGCGCGTGAGGCGCAGGCCGCGCATACGCACGATCTGCAAGAGAGTGAACTCGATACGCGCCAGCCGACGAAGGATCTCGTGTTCGACGTCGGTGCTGCAATGTTCCTTGTCCATACGCCCCTTCTACGATCAGGGAATGGAACTCCGCAAGTCTCGGGGGGTTGCTACGCCTTTCTTCTACCTAGTGAATCGCATCGCCTCGCTACACAATGAGACACGCGAGCGTGGGTTGACCGTGAGTGCCAGCCCCTAAAAGCAAAAAGGCGCCAACTCAACAGAGGGAAAACATGACCTACTTAGTAGCACTCCGCAGAGTGCTCTTTTCCATCGTCGCTTTCGCGGCCTTGCTACTCGTCGCCCCCATCGCGGCCTTCTCTCAAACAATAAATACAACGCCAGTAAACGTTCCTGGCCTCTGCAACAGCGTTAGTTTCCACCAGATACCCGGCAACGGGAATTACTTTGTTGGCCGCAGACTGCTCACTACGACTGACGGTTGCTCGGGTTCTAACTGGACACTTTCCTTGTTTCAGATGGATTGGTCTTCGCACACGCTCAACCGCATAAGAGATGTGATAAGTCTTCCGGTTGCCCTGACAGATCAGAATGCCACCATTACCTCGGCATATGACCCTAATGTGATGTCGTTCAACGGAGAACTGTGGATGTCGTTTGAGTGCGTCGATACCGGCGCGTCCTCGGGAGGAGTGTCTTCCTGCTTGGCGCCCATTTCTTCGACGACCTTTGATGTCGATACCTCGCGAATGACCGTTGCGGTTTCGGCCATCCAGCAGACGGCATTCAATGACGGCTACTCGGCAAGCGTCCCCAAGCTCTTTCAGTTCGGAGGCACGCCTTACATGTATTGGTCGGTGAGCCATTTCGTGCAAAGCGCAGATGGCCCCTTGCTGTCGGATACGACCACCAGAGGAGCGATGCTTGCTCAAGAATCCTCCGGACTGCGCCGACTCTGGGTGAACGGCTCCCTTGGAGCTCGCATCAGTACGCTCAACTCGCAGTTCACCACCGAGGTGTTCGGCCTGACTTCCGGACAGAACCTCTTGGACGGCACTGCCGACTCGTTCGATGTAAAGGTAGTCAATGGGAAAGTTCTGCTGACCACAGCCGTCGGCGGGAAGGGATGTGGAACACCGACCAGCCCTGCGTATGGCTGCTATCGGTTGCAGATCCGATCTTCAACCACCCCACTGGGTAATGGAATATTCAACGGTAGCATCGCCACCACTGCTCTTCCATTCAATCCGCACGAGTACAGCAAGATCATCACGGATCCGAGTGGCAGTTCCTACGTGCTTGGCCAGTATCTCCAGGTCCAGGGAGGAGGAACTCCTGCGCCGGCTAACACCATTCCCAACGGCATGTCGATGTTTCCTATCGATCTGAATGCCCTTCAGTTCTCGGCAACGGACCCCACGCCGGCACCCGCGCCCGCGCATGCGGGGGAGTTCTTCTATACGGCGTTCGACACGCTGCGGCAGTTTCAGACCGGTTGCAAGCAAGGTAGCCCAAGACCAAATCAAAACAGTGGCGAATGCGCCGCCGCAGTGAGTCGCTATTGCCGAAGCCAAGGCTATGGAGCAGGCGGAGTCCTGGTCGAAAACGCTGGGAATATTGCTGCTGTGGCTTGCGTGACGTCGAGTAAATCAAGCATGGTGCAGACAACTATCCCTGCACTTACCGCATATCAGGCCACATGCACCTCGAACAACATGTATAGCGGCGATTGCGCGAGCGCGATCAATGCATTTTGCAGCGCGGCAGGGTATGGGGGCGGTGGATACGGCCCGATGGAGATCTCTGGTTCAAACGTGGCGCTCAGTTGCATGGGTGATCAGATCGCCACACATGTCGCAACAACGTTCACCGCCCTATCCGCTCAGTCTGCGTGCGATGGTTCCTGGCCAGGGACTGGCTCATGTCACTCTGCCGTTCACCGCAGTTGCCAAGCGCTGGGCTATGCCTCTGGATATGGAGTAACCGACTATTCCCAAGACAATGTGATCATGGGTTGCATCAAGAAGAACATTTCGAACTGATCTGACAAGATGCTCAGACGACCTGCTTGGCGAACTTCCTCTTTGGCTTTGGAGCGCCTCCAGCGTCCGAAGCCATAGCGGGAGGCTGATGCTACTTTGCACCAGCCGCGGATTCAGCGCTCAACGGCATCGGCGTAGCGCTCGCAGATCGCGCCGGCGGCGCCGCGTTCATCAGCGATGCGCGCCAGTTCTCCCGCTCGAGCATCAGCCCTGCCGAACAGGTCGGCGAGCAAATCGAGGGGATCGGAGGCTGGCGACCCTCCTGCGGCAGCGGCGGGCGCTGCGGTGGCTGAACGGACGGCGGCGCGATAGGCGGCGAGCTGGCCGTGCAGCTCGCGAGCAGCAGCGACAGCAGTAGCGGCGTCAGCACGCGCGGCACTGAGTTGTTTCTGTCCATCTTGTATCACTCCATCGACGCGGGAGCGCCAGGTCTGTTCGGTGTTGCGGGCGGCGCGCTCCGCCAGCCGGCCGGACTCGGCGGCCGTGGCGCGGAGCTCGGCCAGCTCCTTGCGCGCGGTGGCGGCGTCGGCCCGGGCGCCGGCCACGCGCGTGCGCTCGATGCCGGCCGTGGCCAGCGCCGCCACGAGCCCCAGGCCCAACGCCCAGAGCAGCGGGGTTTTCAGATCCGGGAGGATCACGATGGCGCCCCCAGGAAGGCGCGCACGCGACGGTGGTTGCCGTCCCACTTCTTGCGCAGGGCGCCCCGCTCGGCCTGCGTGCCGCGCGCGTAGGAACCGGGGCGCCAGGCATGCAGGTACAGGTCCCAGGCCGAATCCTCGTCGGTCAAGCGCGGCAGCGGACCCGGCTCGGTCCACAGCAGAAGCCTGGCCAGGATCGCGGCCAGCACGTCGTCGTTCTCGATGGCCGTCCAGATCGCCCAGGATGTGAAGGCCACCTTGCGCTCCGCGCACGCCGCGCGCACGAGCTCCTTGCTTGCCGGGTGGGTCATGGTGCCCGTGACCATGCCGCCGCCCTGCTCGCCCTGCCAGAACGACCGCGCCGGGCCTTTCTTCTTCGGGTCGTTGAGCACCTGCCAGCGATGCTCGAACCGCGACTCCTGCAGGCCGATGGTCAGCAGCTCCTGCCGAGCCTCCAGGCTGTCCATTTTGGGCGGGAGCCAGGCCAGCGCCGGATCGATGGCGGTACGGGTGATTTCGTCGAGGGTCATTGGTGAATCTCCGGGAAGTCGGAAAGCGGCGCCGGCGCGGTGGCCGTGGCCGGCGGCCGGTCACGGCGCCATGCGTGACCGCTGAACAGCAGGCCGAGCAGCAGCGCCACCGCGATCGCGAGCGAGCCCCACTGGGGCCACTCGTTCCACCAGGGCTGAAGCGCCGAGGCGATCGCTCCGCCGATGTAGCCGGCGTACTCGCTCTGCACCCGCACGAGCACGGTGCCTTGCATGGTGTTGAGGCGGCAGATGGAGATGAACACGATGCCGGCGCACAGGCCGGCGTTCACCAGGGCGAACAGGTACAGCTCGTTCATGGCAGATCCTTCCCATCCTTCGGGCCCGGCCGCGCGAGGTCCATGAGGGCATAGAGCATCTGCACCGCCTTGGCGAGCAGCCGCGGCCAGCCGTCGCCGATGAAGCCGATGAGCAGCGCGATCGGCGCGAGCAGCACGCGGGGCGACAGGTCTGGCCGGTAGGCGCTGACCGCCGCCGCCGCCCCGGCGGTCAGCAGCACGGCCAGCCCGACCACTCGCGTGAAGAACCACAGCGCGCGTCCGCGGGTGGACTTCTCGCGCCGTGCCAGGGCGAAAGAAGCGCCGATCGCCGAGGCCACCACGATCACCAGGTAGGGGCCGACCGCTTCGGCCACCGCGCGCGAGAAGAAGGCGGCGGCGATCAGGATGGCCAGCGCAACGATGTCGGTCAGAGGTTGCTGGTTCATCAGGTCCCCTGTTCCGGTAGCTGCAGCGCCGGCAGCATCGCGATCAGCTGGGCCTCGTCAGGCTCGGCGATCTCGTTGGCCTGGACCTTCGCCAGCACCTCGTAGCACTTCGCGTAGACGAGATCCATCCAGGTGCCGAAGGCGACGCCCTCGGCATGGAACGGACTCGCCGGCAACGCAGCACGCAGGGCCGCCGTGATGATGCTGTCATAGCCCTTCGCCCGCGCTGCAGCGTTCAGGTGCTCATCCACTTTCACCAGCAGCGCCGCTGTACGTTGCTCGAAGGGAGGCAGTGGAGGCTGGTCGGGCACGTTGCCTGCCGCACGCCACTCCTTGAAAGCCACGAAATCCGCGTTCTCCTCAGAGAGCGGAATCATGGCGCCGTCGTCCTGGCGCAGGACGTAGGTGGGGTAAAGGGTGTACGTCACAGATTCACCTCCGCAAGCCAGTGGTAGAAGATTCGCGCTGGGGTGTTGACTGCAACGAAGCACTTGAAGCCGCGTTCGCTGAAGTTGTCCACGGTGACGGTCTGGTTGTTCTGCTGACCACCGGCCCCCGTAAACGTCGTAACGGTCCCGCCTACGCCGTTGGCGTCATAGACAGTGACCGTCGGCGCTGCAGACGCCATTGGCACGGGGAATCGAGTCACGCCAAGAATCGCCCCAGGAGTCGGCCCAACCGAACCGAAATCCTCGCCACCGCCGGAGACGCCGGTATTCGTGCCCGGCGCTACGCTGGTTTGGTAAGACTTCGAGCAAAACCGCTGACATGCAGCCAGCTCCTCGGCGAACTTGCGGCGTTCGAAAGCAGTGGCCGAGTCGCCCACCTCGAATTGCACGCGGGTCAAGGTCCCTGTCCCGAACTCCAGCTGCGCACTCGCATTGGCCGTGAGCCCTGCCGCCGAGATGCCACTGGCGCCATACGCGCCAGCGTTGATACGCCCTTGCGCCGTGCCAGACCACGAGGCGGTATAGGACCCGCCTTCAATCGCGGAGCCAGGAATTACCTGCACCAGCGTGCCGGCGGTGATCGTAATCACCACGTCATTGCCAGATACCCCGAAGGTGTAGGAGCAGCCTCCTGCGCCAGCCTTCCATCGATCGTGACCGTAGGCGCCAGCCGCCAAAACCACGGGGCTGCCCTTCACACGCTGGTTGATGATGAACGTTCGGTTGTCGATCAGGTTCCGATTGCTCGGCGCCCCAGTACTGCCGAAGCCGAGCGCCTTGCGCGCATCCGCCACCAGCCCGGTCGCACCGAGCAGGCCACCGGTGCCAAACAGCGTCTCCCAAAGCTTCCCGAAACCAGATCTCGCCTGCGCATTGCTCGGCGTCGCTCCGCTGCCGGAGATCTCGTCTTTTGTTGGGGGTGCTGGCATGTGTGCTCCTTTCGATGAGCGAAAAAAAAGCCCGCACGCGGCGGGCTGTCTGGTTGCGAGAGAACTGGGCTAGTAGCCCTTGAGGGTGATGTCGGCGGTTGCGCCTGCGACGGCGGTCCCGGCGGAGTTGTATGCGCGGATCACTGGCGCCATCGGGTTGGTCTTGTCGATGCGAACCGTCACCGCGCCGCTCGCATTCGTCTGCAGCGTGGCCTGCACCGCCTGGATCGAGCTGAAGTGCTTGACGTAGGGGATGACCGTTCCGCCCGCAGAGATAGCCACGTTCGCGAGAACCTCTTCAAGGTCCGGCGCATCGACAGTCAAGATCAAGCTCTTCAGGATGCCTCGCGTCGCACCGGCGCCGATGGTCACACGGAACTGATATACGTCATTCGCTACGGCCAGCTGGCCCGGCCAGGGCTGCCACGGGCCGGCAACTCCATAGCGTGGATCAGCATCAGGCCCATAGAAAGAATCGCTGTCTGGGCCGTAGAAGGCGCCAGGGCCGGCAAACCGATACTCGATCCGCAGGTCAACCCCCTGCACATCAGCGACGAGGGTCATGATCGATCCGGCCAGTGCCGAACCGATCGACAGCGGCGGGGTGGCGTAGACCATCTGCGCGTAGGCCTCGGCCTTGTAGAACGGAGCTGTATCTCCGCCGTAAAAGGCCTGATCGTCCGAGCCATAGAACGAGTCCAGCGGGTTCGCCGTCGGATCGCCGCTGACGATGGCCCAGCCCGATGATTCCGCCGCGTCGTAGGGCCAGCCCATCGCGTCGTAGTTCCAAGACTCGACGACGTTGGCAATCGGCGGGTCGCCGAGGTTCATCACAACGCTGCCCACCAGGAACGACTGATTGCCGCTCGTGTCCTGCGCCTTGACCATGATGGTGACGACACCGCCCGGTCGGTTGTCCGGCTGCCATGGGCTATCCGTCACGAGGCCGGTGTGCAGCGGCGCTGCACTGTTCCAGTCCAGGTTCTGCCCGTAGTGGAAGCGGAACACATAGCCGGCGAGATCAGGCACGCGCCGCGGCAGACTCCACGACAGCAGGCCGTCCGCAGAGATCGACAGGTTCTCCACGTTCGGTGGCGGGTCCGTCTTACCGATGACCTGATGCAGCTGCTGGGCGCCCCAGTCGCTGACCGCCAACGAGTTGCGCGTGCGCGCCCGAATCAGGATGAGCGCGAGGTCATCCACTCCGCTGAACTTCACCTCCGTGGCGTCTCCGGGCGCCGTCACGCTGATCCACTGGCCATCCGGAAGCGACCGGTACTGCACCTCGACCGTGCCGCCATTGGAGATCGACTGGTCGTAGATCTGCGACCACATCACGCGCACTGCATTCACCACAGTGCCGTCGGTCTGCACGATCAACTCACCCTCCCCGCTGCTGATTGCCGTGATGGCTGGCGGATGGATGTCCCATGGCTTCGGCAGGCCGCTGTTCTGCGAGTAGCCGGCCGGCACGAAGCCGGCGCCGTAGGCATAGATCTGGTAGTTCGTCTCCTTCAGCGTGAGCTGCACCAGCCCCTCAGGCGAGAAGGTGCGAGCCATCACGCGGAACTGCTTCATGACCCAGCCGTACCGCGCCAGCGTGAGCGCGATGGTGTCGAACAGCTCGAGCTGGTAGGCCCGCATCTTGAACGGCAGCGTGACGGTCAGAGGGTCGCGACTGTCGCGCAGCATGATCCCGGCAATGTGGTACGCCTGCGCCCCGGAGAACACCGCCGGCATGGTCACTTCCTGCGCGATCTCGGCGCCGTCATCGGCCACAAGCGCATCCGCACGGAAAGGCGTGATCGGCGTCTGAACGTAGTTCGCAGCCTGATCCCAGATGCGAATCGCCACCGTGTTGAACTTGTCATTGCGAGCGCGGTGCGGGCTGATGGTGATCCCGCTCTGCGATACCGAGCCGTCGTTGCTCCGCTGGACGACCGCCAGATCGCGCTCATCGAGGAACATGACCGGCAGCTGGTACACGCCTGCTCGCACGAAGTACTCGGCACCAGCATAGGCCCATTCGCCGCCCATGGCTTGGCTCAGATCGTCCAATGCATCCCGTGGAGTTGCGCCGAAGGGATATACAGATGCAGCTCGATACATCGCTACGCCGCCGGCACCGTAGTCGATCGCCGTATCGCAGGCGTTGGCCGCCGCAATGATCCTCGCGTCCTCCGCCGCCGTCAGGCTGGTGCGCTTGCCGAACTGCGGATGCAGCATGACGTGGCGCATCATCAGAGCCGGGTTCTCGGTCCACCTTGTCACGCCATCACGGGGATCCGCGATTTTCGCGGCGCGCATGAGTACCGTCACGTTCGGGATGCCGGACGGGAATGCCGTGTCGTTGTACGCAAAGTGGCAGACGATGTAGGCAACACCCGATACCCGGTGGTCGTTGGTCCAGACGCCCGGCAACATTGCCACCAGTTCGGGATCGGCCTGCTGCCCAGGAGCGCCGTAATGGAACCGGATGCGAGCGAAGGAATTGAAACCCGGATACTGGTAGAAGGCCCGGTAGATCCGGCCCGCTAGAAACTCCTCGGTGATCGTGACGATGTTGCCGTCGACGGTGAAGCCTGTGACCTCCGTAACTCCGATGCCGCCCGGAAACTCCCGGGTCACCTTCACGGAGCCCGTATTCGGCGTGTGCGACAACGTCGAAGTCGCCCCGGAAAGCACGTCGGTCCCGTCCAGCGTTGCCGACTGCCCGTAGGGCGCGGTCGTCACCTGCCCGTTCGCGTTCAGATCGACCGGCTGATCGTTGAAGTACACGTTCTCGATCGCGTCGATCTCGTGCGCGGCCACGGCCATGCACATGATGAACAGTTCCTTGTACTGCCCGACGCTCGTTCGGAAGAAGACGTGACCTCCCTTGCGCACGCGGCCTAGAACCAGCTCTCGCGGAGCGACAGTCGCCGGTACGTTGGCCAAGCGGTCTACCTGGGCGGCGTCAAATTGCGCACGCGCTGCGCGCTCCGCCTTGCGCTTCTGGTAGCTGCTGAGCGCGAGCGTGCCCACCAGTGTGATTGCGTATGCCGCAACCAACATGCCCACGGTGATGGAGCCAGCGGTTCCGGCCAAAACGCTGATGCCGTATGCGATAGCCTGTGGCATCAGATCTTCCAGGCTGCGATCGCAGCGTCTATGCCCAACATCACCATGCCCGCTTCTCCTGGGACGGCGACTGTCGTGCCGTTGCACACGCCGATCATTTCCCGGCCTCCGTTGATCAACAGCACCACATCGCCGACCGTCGCCATGATGGGAGCCACGGGCGAGCCAAGCACTGAGGTTGCAAGCGCCTGCAGCCCGACCTTGGCCACGGCACGCGCCGCACCGATCTCGCTTGAGTAGGCCGGGAAGTCCGCCATCGGATTGATGCCTGTCATCGCCTCCACTGCAGCAGCGGCGAACGTGCAGCAGTCGTTCGAGCCCCAGGAAAAGGGCATGCTTGCGCGCGCCTGGCCGAACTCGGCGAAGCGCTTTTGCCAGTCTGGAAGTCTCATCAGCGCATCGCCATGAAGAGTTGCTTGGTCGGCCAGACGACAGGCTGGTTCGATTGCGAAGCCACGTACTCGAACGCCCGGTCTCCCGGGTAGAGATACTGCTGGTCTGCGTTGCTGGTGGTCAGTGCATTGCCGCGCAGCAGATCGACCGCGCTGCTTTCTGCGGTGGCGGAGATCGTGCAGGTCTCTCCGTTCTCCTCGACGCTCATGGTGTCGAGGCGCCCGGCCCAGTCGATAGGCGCCTCGATCACTGCGCCGGCCTCGTTCAAGATCGCCAGGAATATCGTGGTCTGCGCACCCTGCACGATGGCCGCATCGTCCAGCGCCAAAGAGAGGTAGTCGGAAGGAACGCCCGACATCTGAAACTGCAGACCCTTGATCTCGCCTGGCGAGTCGTCGATCGGGCTGATGGTTCCCAGTCCCCCCGCACCCTTGAAGGTGAAGCCCGAGAACGTGACATCGCGATTCGATGAGTTAAGGGCGACAGTGAGCCCCGGGAACTGCATCAGCACGCACTGGATGATGTTCAGCACCGGGGCGCTGAGTGCGGCAATGGCTGCGGATGAGAGGGAGCGCACTAGATGGCCTCCACAAAGTCAATGGAGACGCCCTCGGCGTAGCCGTAGAAGTACTGGAAACTCGGCGTCGAGACCTTGCGAAATGGGGCGGTCGGAGTGTCCCAAATCACAGGCGTACCATCAGGAAGATCCCTGCGTAGGCGATTCACCAGATAGCACGTCATCAGGCCGGAACCATTGGCCACGCAGTCCTGCGCCACCTGAAGCAACAGACCACTGATGCCGATCATGTCGCCGGCCAGTAGGGTGGCACCTGGGGTCGTGTTGATAAGGATCGTCCCGTTGCCAGCAGCCTGGCCAACGACGGTTGGAGTACCTTGCATCGTCCCGAGCGGCGTTCTCCGCTTCATGTGCCACAAGTTGCAGGTATTGGTCTGACCTCGCAGCGCATTCAAGAACGCCTCGTTGCGAGCTGCAATCTCCTGTGGCCCCAACGGCAGTGTGAGCGAGATCATCCAACGATCCTTAAGGCGATCGATTACCTGCTCGCTGGTATCGTCTGGATCGGAATAGGTCCGTTGCACCGTCTGCAGGCGCATCGAGAAAGACGACACCTTAAAGGTGGGCGGTACAGCGATCAGCGTCATTCGTCGCCCCCATAGCGGCGATTACGTGCGTACCGAGCGGCGGTCTGCTGCTGTACGGTCTGCATCGCCTCCACAACCATGCTCTTCGTCGCAACGTCACCGACCGTGAGGTTGTAAATGGTTGTCCCGCCGCCGACCGCAGCCATCGCATGATTCGGGATGATCGTGCCGGGCACGCTGGGGATGAACAGCTCTGCGCCCCGCTCACCCACCACGCTGGGCATGCCTACCGGCGGCGAACCGCCGTCGGCAAAGAAGTTCAGACCGCTGATCCACTTTCCGATGCCGCCGATCAGGCTGCCGATAAGTCCGCCGCCGCCAGAGCCAGAGCCGCCGGTGATGGACAGCCCCGAGCCACCCGACAACCCGATCTGATCGAGGTACTCAGCGTCGCCACTGACCGCACCGCCTCCGCCACCACCTTGAAGGGCACGGAGTAGCCCTTTTGCGATCGGCCCGGTGATGCTCTGCTGGATCGCGATACGCGCAAGGTCGGCCACGATCGAGTTCGCGAGACTGCTGAAGCTCAGCTTGCCTGTGGTGACGAACTGAACCAAGGCATCCTCGGCGCTCTTGAAACCGTCGGTGAATGCCCGCTCGGTCGTCGCTGCCACGTTGTTGAGCGCGTCGACATAGTTGGCCAGCGCCGAGGTTGCGCCGTTCTTCCAGTCAGCCTCTTTGGATTTCAGCGCATCGAAATATTTGGTTTGTGCGTCCAATGCATCGCCGAGCGCTTTCTTGATCTTTTCGACTTCGTCCCGGTATTGCTCAGAGCCGAGCATGCCGGCGTCTCCGGCCTTTTTGGTCGCAGTTGTCAGGTAGCGCTGGAACTCGCTGCGAATCGACCGCTGCGCCTCGACTTCCTGCTGAGCCCGATTACCGAGGCCGAACGCTGCCAGGCTTCGCGCGCTCTGCTCGTCTCGCGACTCCTGACCCGCGGCGATGGAGACGTTGACCGCGTCCATCTGTTGACGGAACTGCTTGGCGTCCTCGGCCGACTTCTTGACGATTTCGGCGATCTTCTTCTCGAACTCCAGCTGGTTAGACAGTCCGACGTTCTTCTCGAGCTGCGCGTCGATGGCGTCACGGTTCGCCAGCAGGCTCTGCTGTTCGGCCGTGAGGATCTTCTTTCCCTTGAGGTCGGCGATGAGCTGCTGGAATTCGACCTGCTTCTTCTGCGCATCGGTGATCTTCAGTTCACCGTCCAGCTGATCCTGCAGTGATGCTTCAGTCTGCCGAAGCGTCTCGAGCATCTTGGTCGCCGCATCGTCCTGGAAAGCCTTCGGCTTCGCACCCTTCGGGCCGCTGAACTCCTTGCGGATCGCGGCCTCGCCGGCTTTGATGGCCTCGTCCGTGAGCAGGTCGCTCTTTGGGTTGACCTTGCGAATCGCTTCCAGGCCGTCACGGTATTTCTTCAGCTCGCGCGTGACCGCGTCAACGCCTTTGGCCTTGTCCTGCCACTTGTTGACATCGTCGGTCGCTGCGATGGCAGCCTGTTCGGACTTCGCGCGCTCGGCGGCCATCTTCGCGAGCCCACCCTCGAAGCCGATCGCGGCCTGATAGACCGCCTGCTGCGCCTTCAGCCGGTTCATCAGCGGCTCGTTGAGTGCCGCCATGTAGCTGTTCCCGTCCGAGGCCTTCTGCGTCTCGGCGATCTTGCGCTGCACCTCTCCGAGTTGCGTCTGGATGGTGACTCCGCGGCCGATACCCAGGATCGCATCCCAGCCCTGGGCCGCAGCCGTCGCGACGGCCTTCCATCCGCGCTCGATGCTTCCCAGGTTCTCGGTCACGCGATCCGTGCGCTGCTTCATCTGGGTGGCATAGGACGACTGCGCCAGCGCGGCGGCCTCCTCCTTGCGCCCCTGATCCTCCAGCGCCTTGATCTGCTCGTAGGTGGCCTGAGTCAGGTAGTGCAGCTGCTCGTTCAGCTTCGCCGAGGCCTTCGTCGGCTCGTCGCCGAGCTTGACGTACTCGTCGACCGCGTCCTTGATCGAGGAACCCAGGACACGGTTCGCGCCGACCACGGCCTCGGCCGCCAGGCGAAGCGCATCGCCCGAGACGCGGCCGGTGTTCGCCAGTGCCGTCAGCGCCTCAGCGGCCTTGCCCTGCGTGCTGGTGGTGCCGGCAACCACTTTCGCCAGCTCCTGCAGCTGGCCGACCGTCTGGCCGACGTAGTTTCCCGTGAGGATCAGCGCACGGCCGTAGGCGGTCGTTTCCTCGTGCCCCTTGTAGAACGCCAGGGCCAGAACTCCGGCCGCTGCCGCAGCGACCGTGAACGGGTTGATGAGCCCCATCACATAGCCGCCCAGGGCTTTCGCTGCCGGCCCAATGCCGCCGAACATGTCCTTCAGCTGTCCGCCCTGCTGCAGGAACACGGTCAGCGGGGCCTGACCACCTTGCAGGCTGGTCACGATGTCGGTGAACTGCGCCGGCACGCCGCGCAGCGCCGCGGCGGTTTGCGCCGCCGACACACCGACACGCCCCAGAGATGGCGAGGTCGCGTCGAGCGCAGCCTGGGCGGCCTTCTGCTTGGCCAGCGCCTGATCGAGCTGGGCAAGGTACGGCTTCAGCACCTCGGTACTGACACCCCGCTGGTTGGCCAGCGCCGCATAGAACTCCGAACCGGACTTCGAGCCCGCCTCAGCGGCGGCGGTCGCGCGCTGGATCGAATTGATCAGGCTGCGGGTGTTCGTCTCGACCTTGGCCGCGGCTTGGTCACTGCCCTTGCCGATGTTCTCGATTCCAGCCGCGGCCTTCTTGCCCTCGGTTACGGCGGTGACGCCGAGATCCGCGAGCGAGCGCTTGGTACGGCCGACGCCAGCCTCCACGCCCGACGTGTCGGCCGTGAATGACATCTGCGCGGTTAGATCGGCCATCGATGCTCCAGAAAAAGGGAAGCCGCCCGAAGGCGGCTATTTCGGCGCCTGCGCGCGCATGTGGTGAAGGGCTCCGCGCTCCATGACGCGGATGTCCTCGAAGATCTGCGGCCAATCGGCCCGGGGAACGCCGGCCAGGCGGAAGACGGTCGGCAATGCCGCGTAGTCGAGTCCCGTGGCACCGGCAAAGCCAGTGTGCCACTGGGTGCTCAACTTCGAGAACACGGAAACCGCGACCTGGTGCTCGGGCCAGCACTCCACCGCGAGGGTGGCTTCCTCCACCGTCAGCCCGATGTCGGCCGCCTCTGCAGGCGTCGGGTCAGGCGTGTAGATGGCCCTGGCCAGCTCGATCAGTTTTTTTCGCGGGCCTTGATCAGCTCGGTGATGTACTTGTCACGGATCGCCGCTGGCGCCGTGATGTAGTTCTGGGCGAGCAGCTTCACGTTTTCGGCGTTGAAGCTGTCCGCCAGCTCCCAGCCGCAGGCCACTTCCATGACCTGGTCTTCGATGCTCATGCCTTCCGTGCGCTTGATGAGCTCGTCGAGTTCGTCGCGCGTGCGGTGCTTGAACGTGAACTCGACCAGCTCGGGCGCCTGGCCGGCGATGCAGATTTCGACCTTCGCCTTGAAGGTCGGGTTGGGGTTGAGCGTGAGACGTGCCATGGTTTCAGGTTGCGTAGCGGATGAAGCGGCCCTGGCTGCGGAAGGTCGCAGTCACGGTCATGATCTGGTTCGCGTCCAGCTTCGGCTCGGGGTCGAAGCCGACGTTGACGTTGTAGTAGAGGAAACCGCCGCTGGGCAGAGCCGCCCGCAGGATGCGGTTCTTGCCGTCCTGGTCAGCGGCCAGCAGCACGGCGTTCCAGGCCTGCGCGGCGTCGTCGGCGAGCGTGAGCGTCAGGATCTTGGCCTTCTTGAAGGTGTTCTTGCTGCGCTCGATGCCGTCTTCGAGGTAGACCCACTCGACGGACTGCTGTTCGCCGCCGGTGGAGGCGTTCTGCATCACCTGCGAGATCTGCTGCCAGGTGAGCACCTTGCGCACCGAGCCGAGGCCGCTGCCGGCCGGGTACTTCGTCAGGTCCGTGGTGTCGAGGCCTTCGAGGGTGAACGTGTTCGTGGCCGAGGCCGCGACGCGCGCGGGCCGGTCATTGATCAACGGCCAGCCGGAGGTGACTTCCAGGATGTCGCCGTTCGTGAGGCCGTGCGCGGTTGCGGTCGCCTGGGGCGGCGCTGCGTTCGTCAGGGCGGTGAACGGGATTGCGGCCCCGTAGGTTGCGGCAATCGAAAAAATCGTGCCGTTCGGGAGAGAAGCGCTCATGGTGATTGCCTTTCAAGTCAAGAGTCCCGGCGGAGCGGGCATAAAAAAAGCCCGCTCAAGGCGGGCCGGGTTGGGAAAGTGGTGGTCCTATCGGTCGGACCAGATGCTGAAATCCTGGCGCGAGCCCCGCAGCTTCGTCACGCTGTCGCGGTCGGCGATGGGGCCGCCCACCAGCTCGACCTGGAACGCGGTCGCCAGCAGCATTGCGTTCTCGATCTGCAGCGCGATGGCGGCGGCCTCCTTGCGCGTGGTAGCCCATACAGCCACCTGAAACCGCCCGTTCTTCTTCGACGGCAGTGCACGCTCCAGGAACTGGGTCGAAACACCGCCGACCTGCTGGTAGACGATGTACGGCGTCACCGCTTCGTCGTCCGCGGCATCCGGGTATGCACCGCCGGCCGCCAGCGGCGCCAGCAGGGTGTGCAGATCAGCTTCGATGGTCATATGGCCTTTCGAACCTCTTCCACCAGGTGCGCGCGCGCGATCTCCAGCGCGAACTGCACGCGCGCAGCGTAGGCCGGACGGATGAACGGGTGCGCCGGTGCGCGGCTGGTGCCGTACTCGACCATGAAGCCGTAAGGCACCTTCCGGTGGTTCCACGCGATGTGATAGGTCGCCCTCGTCTTGCCGCTGTTGTCCTTCGAATAGACCTGGTAGATCGCGTTGCGCAGAGAGCCAGGGTCGAAGCGGTATCGGACACCGGTGGACTTGCTGTTCTTCCCGTAGAAGTAGTGCGGCTCGGCCGACACCGGGACCCGTAGCCGCGCCTCGAAATACAGTTCTTCGGCGCCGGCCTGCGCCGCCGGGCGGACCGACTCCTCCGTCGCATGGAGGATGCCGTCGAGCCACGCTTCCGCGCCGCTCGTATCGAACCCGATGGAGAACCCAGTGCCGCCCGGATTGCGCCCGTTAGCCATCGTTCGCGCCCGTCTCGCAGACAAGGTCGATGAACTGGCGGCTCCGCTTGTTGGGAACCACCGCCTTGATCTCGTAGATCCGGCCCTCGTCGTCGACCACGCGCATGTTCGCGAGCACATCGGCACGGGTGCGAATTCGAATGCTGGCCTTGAGCACGCTCACGGTGGTGTCTGCGCGAGCCAGCTCCAGACCCGACTGGAACTGGATGTCCGACCACACGGAATCGAGCACGAGCCATCCCGGAACCAGCTGGCCGAGCTCGTCCTTGATCGTGCCCGGCCTCTGGATCGTGATCCAGTTCTTGAGCGTGCCCGAGCGCATCAATACCCCATGTCGACCCGGAACGGGGTCAGCAGGTGCTTGGAGCCGATAGGCATCTGCGCTACGGTCACGCCAACGGCTACGTCTTCGCGGTTCTCGAACAGGTGCCCAAGGATCAGCAGAATGCCGGACTTGATCAGTTCGTTCATCACAATCCCCGCGCGAGTCTGCCGCGCCGAGGTCTGTGCCTCGCGGTACACATCGCCGGCATAGATGCGCGCCGCATCGCGCGCAACCGGGTCGTTGACGGCGTCGGCGGCCGTCAATGCATCGTTGTAGGCAGTGCCGGCTGCGATCAAGGCGGCAGGCACAGCGGCCACGGCCGTCGCCAGCGCGGCGTCGTCCGGGTAGACGTTGCGGTTGAGGAACTTGAGGGCCAGCAGCTCGGCCGCGGCCAGATAGGGGCCGACCTGCTCGTCGGGGTAGCCCACGCCAAGGCGCAGATGCTGCTTGGCGGCGGGCAGGTCGACCAGAGCCATTTAGGCGGCTCCGTCCAGCAGATCGGCCAGATCCTGCTTCTTCGCGCCCTCCGGAATCTGCACACCCTTGGACTCGAGCGCCGCCTTGAGTTCGGCCACGGTCAGCCCTTCGGAGGGCTTCTTGCTGGCCGGCGCCTCCGCTGTGGGCTCCGCATCGTCCTTCGCATTGACGTACTTCGCCGCGAGCGCGTCTTTCACAAGGTGGCGAGCGAAAGCAGCATTGGTGCGCAGGATGTCGCCCTGCGACAACGCGCCGTATTGCGCCGTGATCGTCTGGGTAAGGATTTCGACTTCGACGAGTTCCATGTTGATGGCTCCTTGAGGTGAAGGGGCCGGCTGTGGCCGGCCCCATTGGCTTAGGCCGGCACCAGATCGCCGTAGCGAGCGGCGGCGGGCTTCTCCACGGTCAGCGCCAGGCGGCGCTCAGCGCGGATCGTGATCAGGTTCAGCTGGAAGTTGTTCTCGTCGCTGTCCGACATCTCGACCACCACGCCCTCGCGAATCCACAGCGTGGCCGCTTGAGCCAGGCTGCCGATCCACACCTTGCCTGCGGGCATGGCGTTCGAGGCCACGACGCTGGCGCCGAACAGCTGCGGCACGGCCGAAGAACCCGGATCGCCCAGCAGGTAGCGACCTTGCGAGTCCTTCGACAGGCGCAGCTTCCACCAGTCGCCGGTGTTCAGGATGACCACGTCGGCCGGGTAGTCCGCCAGCGCCGCGTCGCCCATGGCCGCGCCGATCAGGTCGAAGCGGTTGTTCGACAGGCCGGCGGCGGTCAGGCTGGCGGCCGTGTAGCCGTGCGCCGTGAAATTGCCGGCGTTCAGCAGGCCGCTGATGTTGGGCGCGGTGCCGTTGCCCACGAGCAGCTGGTTCTCCACGCGCAGGTTCACGCCGTAGATCATGCGACGGTTGATGTACGCGGCGAGCGCAGCATTGTCCTTCGCGAGCTGGTTCGAGATCTTGATCCAGTGCGCCACCGTCGAGATCGGCATGGTGCCTGGCGTGAAGGTGATGCTGGATTGCGGCTTCGCGGCGCCTTCAGCGGTTTCTGCGGCGGCGTTGGTGAAGACGTTCTCGCGCACCCAGTCGATCGACGGCGACGAGGTCGGGATCTTGGTCAGCAGATCCTCGATCGTGAACACGCGGAAGGCGCCCTCCACGATGCCAGGGCGGCGCTCGCTGAAGGTGTTGCCCACGGTGTTCGTGACCGTGTTCTTCAGCTCGAGGCGCACGCGGCCGCGTGCGTCGGCCTTGACGAAGTTCTCGAAGTTGGCGTGCTTGACGAACTGTTCGCCGTAGCCGTCTTCCTGCTTCTGCTCGGGCTGGGCGGTCTTCATCTGCTCCAGCTTCAGAAGGCGATCAGCCAGTTCACGCTGCTCGTTGCCGATGTTGTCGATCGCGGTTTTGGTGTCTTCCGACACCTTGCCAAGCGACTTCATCTCTTCGGCCGCCTTGTCGGCCATCTTCTTGAGGTTGGCTTCGACGCCGTCGATGGCCTTCATGATGGCGACGTTGTCGATCTCGCCGGCCATGCCGAGCAGGCCGAGACCGGCGAAGAGTTCGGCGTGCGCAGCGACGAAGCCGGCAACGTCGACGCCAGCGGCCTGTGCGCCGATGGAAACGAATGCCAGCGCGCAGACGGCGAGGCCCAGAAGGGTACGGGTACGGAAGCGGTTCATGATGGAGTCCTTTCGGGAACAAAAAAGCCGCCTCGAGGGCGGCCGGGATTGCAGGATGTGGCGCTCAGGCGCCGAGTTGCTGAAGACGCTGCAGGATGAGCGCCGCGGAGTTCACGCCGTCGTCTTTCTGGGCATCCCGCCCGGCAAAGATCGCCTTCGTGCGAGAGACGATCGCCATCGCCTCCCATTTGCCCAGCCCCGCATCCCGCAGCAGCCGTTCAATGTCTCGCTCGGTCTTGCACTCCGGCAAGAGAGCTTCGAAATCCATGCCCTTCACGCTCGCCAAGTCGATCTTGGCGAACGAGTCGGCCGGGTACGTGACGATCGAGGTTTCCGCCAGGCGAGCAATCTTCTTGATCGTGCGGCCGTTGGCGGTCTCGTCGAAGTCTCCTTTCTTCAGGCTGTACCCGATGGACAGCGAGTCCACGGTGCCATGCTTGAGGGCAGCACGCACTTCCGCCGCCTGGGAGTTGCCCGGCGTGAACTCGCCGGTGAGCAGAAGGCCATAGTCGTCTTCCTTCGCCTCGATCCACTTGCCGATCGGCACGGCATAGCTTTCGTGGTTGAAGAACATCTTCGGCATGCCGTGGGTCTTCAGCGTGTCGGCATAGGCCCCCTTCACGATCGTGTCGCCATAGCTGTCGACCTTGTCGAAGACCGAGGCGTAGCCGGTGAAAGTCTGGTCCCCGTCCATCTTGAACTGGGCGTCCGAGAGAGGCAGAAATTTGCGCTGCATGGGGTTCCTTTACTGGGCGACGTTGTCGCCATTGCCGCCGGACGCGGCTGGTTTGACCTTACCCAGCATCTCGATGGGCAAGAGGTTTGCTTGCACGGTCAGGAGGTCGCCCCCGGACAGAGGAGGATCGTTCTCAAGCTGGCGAGCTTCGTTCCGGGTCTTCAGGCCGTTCTGCACCGCCTTCGCATACACCTCGAAGCGATCCTTGATGCTGCCGCGCAGCAGCGCGTCGAGGCTGAATTCGGCGGTCATGCTCGCCCGCTGCCGTGGCGTCATGACCTGCTTGCGAACCGCCTGCTCGATGCTCACGAGAATGGGGCGAACCGAAAGCTTGTACCAGCCATCCACGATCTGCTCGATGCCGCTTCCCCACGTCGTCACGTTAGCGTGGTGCACGAGGACGGGAGGCACGTCCATCCAGCGGCAGACCTCCTCCACACCCATACCGCGTGCCTCGAAGAGCTGCTGGTCCTGCGGGGAAAGGCTCAGCTGCTGGTATTTCATGTTGGCCTCCAGCACCGCAAGGCGAGAGGTGCTGCCGGAAGCCAATTCGCCGTACTGCGACTTCAACCCGGCCCGCTGGTCTGGCGTCAGGGCCGTGTCCACCATCAGCACGGCCGTGGGCTTGCCACCGTTGCCGAAGATCTTGGACGCACTTTCCTGCGCCTTCGCAAGTTCGTCCGTCGTCGACGCCATGTAGTCGAGCTTCGCAAGGCCGATGGTGCCGTTGCCCAGGTTCTTCAGGTGCAGAACGTTGTCCGAAGAAAGAACGGCGATCTCTCCTGCAATCATGTACTCATAGACCATCGAGCCGTCGTTCAGCACGATGGGACGCACCTGGTCGGCGGGCATGGGCCACAGCGCTATCGCCTCTCCGATGCTTTCACCAGGCCCGGGCGCTGCTCGCTCGATCCGGGCGTAACCGTTGCCACGCAGATCGTGGTTCATCATCAGAGCACGCCAGAACTCGAACGGCGTCATGCGGCTGTTCGGGCTCTCGTGCAAGAGCGCGTAGAGCCGACTCGTGCGGGCCAACACCTTCTGCCCGTTCGACTGCTTGTAGACGAAGTACGGCAGGCTCGCCACCGTGTTCGCGCGGCGCTCAACGCAAGCCCAGACCGCGGCAATCTGCAGCGCTCCGTCTGCCGCCAGCACCTTCGTACCAGGCACCAGCGCGGCAGATGGCAGGCCCGTCTGCTGCCCCTTGTTTTCGCCCAGGGCGGTGCCGCCCCAGCCGAACCAGCGGCCGACAGATTGAAGGATAGTTGCCATTTAGAAGACGAGAGGACTCGCCAGAATTGCGTCGATGTTCGGCGGCGGCGCGGGGTTGAGAGACATCAGAGTCACGGCGTTGAACAGCGCCATGAGTGGGTCGATCTTGGCGGTGCCGGACGCCTGCTTCGTGATCACGATGGCATTGCTGCGCAATTCGACCCGTGCGTTTGCGACACACCAGGTCATCAGCGACTGGCCACCGTGCACAAGCACGCCCTCAGCCAGCTTGCGCTCGGTGGTCTTGATCGCACCATTCAGTTTCCAGCCTTGACTGATGCCGATGATCTTTTCTTCGGGTACTCCAGCTTCGACCAGCGCATCCAGGATGCCGCCAAGCCCTGCAGGGTCACATCCGACCTTGTCCAGAATGCCTGCCGACTCAAAGCGCGAGACGATGTCGCCGAGCTCGGCCACGTCATCGCCCACATCCCTGACCAGCGTCACATCCCCCTGCTCTGCGAAGTCCCGAAGCATGGGAGCGATCTCTTGGCGGCGCTCGAGCACCGACGGATGCGCCCAGGCGTGCGTCCAAGCCAGCCACTTTCGCGTGATGCGGTGCCGCCCCACAAGGGCCAAGCCCAGCAGGTCATCAAGGCCACCGCCATCGGCGCCTGCATCCACTACCTCTGCCCATTCCAGCAGGTACTCGAGCGTGACGGCCTCTGCCGACTTAGCCGCCAGCCAGAAATCCGCCCCAGCCCAGCGGTCGGCGCGCAGATTCATTCCGATCTGAATGTTCAGGTGCTTCGCCAGGAACTGCTGGAAGGCCCCATCCGTCCGGGCCCGCAGCTTCCGCAGTTGGTCTTCCAGCCACTCCTCGCTTACCGAGCGCCCAAGGTTCGGGTTCGTGATGTAGAAGTTCGCCCGATCGAGATAGGCTTTCGACTCGATCATCTCCCCCGGGAACTCGTAGAGCACGCCGAGCGCCTTCTTGTCGAGGATCTTCCCGTCGCGCACGTCGCGGTAATAGTCCAACTTCTCCTTGAACACGCCGGCCGGCGGCTCTTCACTCTGGGTAGACAGGTAGATCACCCAGCCTTCATCGCGCGACACCTGGCCGCCAGTGGCCTCCATGAACATCCCCACGGCGTTGGCCTTCTTGCCGAAGAGCCAAAGTTCATCCACCAGGATGCGGCCCGACTTCTTGCCGGAAACCGTGTCCGTGTCTGCCGCAACGACCTTGAGCGACGCGCGCGTCATACGGTGGGTGATGGTCCGGACATGGTCCTGAACGTGGAAGAGCGCCGAAAGCTCCTCGTCGGCCCGCACCATGCCGGCCGCCGGCTTGAAGCTGTTGTCGGCGACCTCCTTAGTCGGCGCGAGGATCAGATGCTCCTCTTCGTTGCGCCAGCACAGGATCACCGCGGTCAACATGATGCCGGCCGCGATGGTCGACTTCGTGTTCTTCTTGCTGATCAACAGGAAGAACTCCCGGATCAGCTGCTTTCCCGTCTCCGCGTCATAGGCCCCGAAGATGGCGGCCACGAAATCGAACACCCATTGTTCGCTGCACTCGCCGAAGTTCGGGCTGCGGTATGCACCCTCCTCGCCGATGGTCGGGTCCCAAACCGTTTTGGGCAGGTCGACGACCTGCAGCTGCTTGAAGATCGCCAGCGCGGTCTGCGCCTGGTCGGCGTAGATCGGCGGAGGGATGATCGAGCGCCGCTGAACCAGGCGCTCCGCCCAGTCCGGGCAGGCGGTCGACCACTCCGGCATCAGAGGTTCTTACCGTTGGCCGCAGCCAGCCGAGGCGGTGCGACGGGGGCGAACCGGCTGGCCACCTGCTTCGCCGCCGCGTTCTTCTGCTCCTTCTTGCCCGCCTCGCCCTTCTTGGCGTGGCAATACGGCGCGGCGTAGAACGCAGCCTGCATCCGTCGCGCTGGCTCGGCCTCCTTGTCGCGCATCACGCTCAGCAGGTAGTCGATCGGCATCTGGTTGGACAGATCCGGCTCGGGCTCCGGCGCCTTCGGCTCTTCCGGCCGCACCTGCCCGAAAGGCCAAGAGGCGTCCGACTTGTAGCCGTCTTTGTCCAGCTTCGGCGGCTTTTCCGCCTTCGGCTTCGTGGGCTTCCGGCCCGCTCCTGGTCGGGCTCCGCCCCTTGGCATGTTTGATTCCTTTGAAAAAAGCTATTGAATTCGGCCCCCATCGGAAATCAAACCGGGGGATATTTTCTGTGCGTGAGGAACCGGGTGGTTTCCGGCACTTCGGCCCCCGGGACTTTTCACCCCCCTACCCCTCGGGCAGGCCCATGGGGCGGGTCAGGAGGCCGGTGGAGGCCCGATCTCAGCCCCTCGTGCGTCTCGCAGCCTCCTGCGCCGTCTTCTCCTTGTGGCAGGGCTCGTCGCACAGGAGCTGCAGGTTGGCGTCGTCGTTCGTCCCGCCGTCGGCCAGCTCGACGATGTGGTCGACGTGGTCGCGGTTGGGAACCCAGGTTGCGCCGCACTTCGCGCAGCGGTAGCCGTCACGCAATGCGATCCGGTCGCGCGTCGCCATCCAGGCCCGGCCGCGCGGCCGCTCCACCGTCCCAGCCTTGAGAACGAGCACCTTGGTGCGGGTCAAACTGGGAACCGAGAGCCGCGGCTTGAGGGTTGCGAGGGCCATGTGTTCCACGCGAAACGAGGCGGCGAGATCACCGAGCCCCAGAAACGAAAAGCCCGCACGATGCGGGCAAGGACCAAGGAGAGCTCGATCGCAGATGCGCAAAAAGCCGCCTAGGCTTGCGCCTACGCGGCTAACTGTGCACCCCGTCCTAATACTCGGCTACTTGGAGAACCTCGACTTCAAACGTCTCTTCGATCTTCTTGTTGCCATCGAAATAGACGCAAAGCACGCCCTTGGTACCCCACTGACCCACATGTTCAGGATCGGACACCGTCATCATCGGCCCGCCACTCTTGAGCTGCACCACGTCACCCTTTTTGAAAGCTGCCATTCGATCCTCCGTCACGCCAACATCGGCGAGGAACATTTGAGGTCGACGAGGGAGCGTCCAACTAGGACAAACCCGGAAGCAGAAAACCCGCCGAACTTGCATCAGGCGGGTTAGGAGTTTTGGGCGGCACTTTCCCATCAAGGGCAGCCGCTCGGGACGTAAGCCCCGGGGCATTGTGTGCGGTCATCGACCGTTGTAGAGGCCGGGGCGTTCTAGCCAAGCGACCTAAGGCCCAAGCATACGCTAACGCATGCTGTCTCGCAATGCTCGTCGGAACGCGCCAATGTGCTGCCGCGCTCGGCTCAGACACTCTTCGATCGTCGACTCGATTAGCCGACCGTCAAGACCGTGAGGCAAGGCCCGGTGTCCCGAACCGTCGCAGCCGCCGCGCTCGCGAGGAGGGCAACTGCGGCTAGCCTGGCGGCCATTGCCTGGCACTGCGAGTTGACCTGTACCACCACACCTCGGACAAATGCTGTCCAGCCACCACGCAAGCACGCCGAGCACCTTGACGTCAGCGTTTTCAATCTTCTTGTTCGCCAGCATCTCGACAAGACCATCCTTCACCCGTGTCAGGCTCTTCAACCGCTCGAAGGCCCGCATACGCTCCTGCTCGTACCACCCCGAGGCGATGTCGTGCGCCTGCTTTTGCCGGCGCTTCAGTTCGGCCTCGGGCCATGCATCCAAGTGCTTTGGGGCAAGCACGAGCGGAGGGCGCCGTGCGGGAAGTGTCTTCCGGATTTCGCTGATGTCGCGCGCCTGCAGTCTTCGCGGCTTGGAGCACCCATCCCATTCGCCATGCAGACCGATGAGAAGCCGCCCAATCACGCGCGGCGTCTTGGCCGCTGCGATCAACATGAGCGCGTCTCCCTGCCTCTGCTCAGCGATCGTGAGATCTGAAGCGTTTGCTGCACGAGCCAAGCGCTCGTCCACGGTTACAGTTTCATAGTTCAAAGTGCCATTCCCCTTTCGAGCTCGTCGCGAACTTGCTTTTCGATTTCGGCGGGCGCAAGCCCCGCCGCCTTGAGTTCACCTGTCCGACGCCGGGCATAGTCCCAGCGCTTCCGCTCCCTCTCCAGGAGCTCCGGCGGCATGAGGCACTGATTGCAGAAGCAGCGCACGTTCCGGTGACGCAAGGTCACGCCTTCATCGAAGGCTGCCCGGATCAATGCGATCTCCGCAGCCGTCCTGTGCTTCATGCTCATGTAGCCAGTCACGTCCCACCAAGTGCGTCCGTGCCGGCCGTCCAGCCGAGCTTGCTCTGACGCAGAGGGACCGCCGAAGAAGCGCTGGCGGTCTTCGCGCCGCGCAGCCAACTCCTCCGGTGTGCTCGACTGCAAGATGGACACAACCGCTTCGAGTACCGGGTCGGCAACGCGTGAATCTCCCGCTAGCGGCAGCCCTACACGCGCGACTCCGTTCGTTGTCCTCCCGATCTCCCGCGGGACAACCGGCGGAGTCACGTTGCTGTCCGCAGGTTGTCCGCTTTCTGCCTCGCCGGTGTCACGCCCGGTGCGTGACGCATCGGTGTGGCTTGGCGTGACATGGCGTGACGCCTCCACGGCGAAGCGCGAGGGCATGAAGTTGCACCGCCGGCTCATGCCGTGTCTCCTACCCCACCGTCCTCGGCGAAGACCGGCGACGTGCCAGCAGCACGCTCGCGGCTTGCCAGCAGCACTTCAAGCAGCGCGGCGCAGCGACCATCACCCCAAGGCACTACCACGCGCCGGGCATCGGCGTTGTCGCGCACGAAGGTGCGGAACAGCTCGAAGGCTTCGCTCTCGCCGATCACCGCAGGCATCGCGGAGCCGGCCTGAGCGTCGATGTAGTCGAGCAGCAGCCCCACCGCTTCCTCGACCTGATGCCGCCGCAGCCCAGCGATCAAATCGACAAGGCGCGGCTCCAGGACCTCCCGAACGGGTGCGGCGCTAGTCATGCCGACTCCTTTCTGGCTCGCGGTCGGTAACTGGCCCAATCAAACGGTATCCAGCGCGCTGTCTCAGTCAGTCGATCAAAGGTGCGCTCCCCGATGAACTCTCTGAATCCCTTCTTGTCTTGGTTGGTCAAAAAGATCGAAGGCTTCATGTCGCGGTAGCGACGATCGAGCACATCGAACAGGATGGTCTGCTCGCCATCCGTTCCGTATTGCACGCCGACCTCGTCGAGCACCAAGAGCGGTGTATCAGCATAGAGGTTCAAAACCTGCTGCTCACTGAGCTCCGAATCCTTACGCCAAGTGCCGCGCACCGTCCGGATGACGGTCATGCAAGTCGTGTAGAGGCCGCAGTACTGAGGCATCAACGCTTGCAGAATGGCCGTCGCCAGATGACTCTTCCCAGTGCCAGGGGGCCCGGAGAAGATCAAACCACTTCCGCGCCTTGCATGGGCCTCGAATTGATCGACAAACTCCTGAGTGAGTTGCAAAGCAGCTTGCTGTTCGGGTGTCGTTGCGTTGAAGCTTTCCAGCGTGCGGCCGACGAACCGTTGAGGGATCGCAGCCTGACCGAGCTGTGACTCCAGTTCGCGGCGCGCACGAGCGGCCAGCTTTTGCGCCTCTGCCTGGCGCTCAGCGGCAAGGCACTCTTCATGGCATGCCGGACACGGAGTCCAGATCTCGCGGCGCCCCATGTACCGGGAGCCAGCCGATTGGTAGAAGCCGTGTTTGCCGCATTCAACCTGCCGCTCGCCGAGTGGCTCCCGCATCGCCCCGGTGAAATGGCTGCCTACGATCTTTTCGATGTTTCGCATCGAATTCTCAGACGAGCGATCCATCAGCGGTCACTCCTTCGCGATAGTTGAGAGTTTGGAATCCGGCGTGCCTGCCAGTCGTCTTGTTGGGCAACGGAGCGATCGCCGAGTCCCGCCTGCGCCCTTCGGCGGTCGAGAGCGCGTAGACGAATGGCTTTTGCTTGTCGACGGCCACCTTTGCCGCGTCGACGAGTTCAGCCACGGAAATGCCGGCGGCAAGGAGGGCCGCCAGCTTCGGGTGTTGTGGGTTGGCGTCCTGCAACCCGGCAGCACGCATCGCCTTGCACGCCTCACCGGCAGTCGTGGGCGCCACATCCTCTGAACGTAGTGAAGAGGATGTCTTCTCTTTCTCTTCCTCTTCTCTTTCTCTAGCTCCGCCATCCGTCCGAGCTTGTCCATCGGATTTCCGCTCGTTGTCCGCATCCGATGCGGACAGATTGCGCTCATTCGCCTTGCGCTTGGCATCCGACGCGCGGCGTTTTGCGGACGCGCCGTTGTGCTCCGTGAAGTTTTCGAGGACGACTCCGTCATCCTGCTCGGACAGCCAGCCGATCTCGACCAGGGCCGCGCCGAGCCCCGGAATACCCGTCTTGCGGTCGATCTGTCGCAAGGTGAGCCCAGGCATCACGCCGTTCTCGGTGTGCTGATCTGCGGTCGCCCACAGCCAGTAGAGACCGCCGATGACGGCGGCCTCGCTACTGTTCGTGGCGTCAACCAGGGAACTCACCCGCGGGTCATCCCATAGGTTGCCGCGCATCTTGATCCAGTCGCCGGCCATTTACGCCCCCACCTTCAGCAATTCGGCCAGCTTCGCCAGACCACGGGGCGTGATGCGGCACTGCTCGGTGATCTTGTCGCTTCCGTCGCTGCGCTCCACGGTATTGACCTTGTGTTCGAGCAGTCCCGATTGGATGCGGCTCTGATAGCCCAACCATGCCGAGCGGCCGGGGCGTCGATAGATCCACTGATGCTCACTCAGCCACGAGAAGAGGAACTTTGGCTGCACCTGGAGGTGCTTGGCCGCCGAGGTGATGCACAGGGAACCGTCGGCGAGCGCCAGACGGGTCAGGGCCTCGACCTTAGGGGTCATGGTGCTCACCTGGATGGTTAGGGCTTGGTTCTCGTCAGCCAGATCTGCGGCAAGGCGCAGCGCTGCGGCGTGGGTCTGCGGAATGACGAATTGCGGAGCGGCGACTGCAGCCTCAAGCTCCTGCCAGCGGTCGACCAGGCGCGCTGTGAATTCCGGTGACAACTGAGCGACGATGATGTAGCTGTCTCGCTTGCCGACTTGGTATACCGTCATCACCCTAGGGCCGAGCCCCGGATTGGAGACTTCCGCCAACGGCGGGAGTGTGATGACAGAGCGTTCAGCCAGTCTTTCAATGGAGCGCTTCACGTCATCGTGCCGCGATTCGACCAAGTCAGCGATCTCGCGGCTTGTCATGGTGATCGCCGAGGGAGCAGAGCTGCCCACGTCCATAGCCCCGGACAGGGTGAGCCGAGCGCCCCCGAAAGTGGGCCCCGTCATGCTGCAGACGCCTTCGACTGAGCTTCAAAGCGCTCGACGGCCTCCATACGCCAGTACGGCTTTTGCGGGCCGAACGGGTACTCAGGCGCGGGGATCACGCCCTTCTTGAGTTTCTCGTAGAAGGTGGTGTTGGAGATGCCCCAGCGCTGGCGCAGCCGTGGGCCTTGAATCCAAATGGGCTTGAGGGGTTTCTTTGCAACTTGCATCACTGTCATCCGTATTGGTTGGAATGGCAGTGATGATTCGAGGTTGACGCCCCCGATAGAGTTAACTGCCCAACGATTTTGGGCAGTTACCCGAGAAACTACTTTTTCTTCCGCGCGATGGCGTCCGGAACAAGCTGGAGATGCTTTTCAGTCGTGCTCTCTTTGAGGTCTACGCCCTGGGCATCGGCGAGTTCAAGCACCTTCCTGGCCACACCGGAAGCATGGGCCGCCAAACTCAAGTCGAAGCCGAGCCCCGTGCACAGCACGCCGATGATCGCGTGGAGGTTGTTACGTTCGCGGGTTCCTAATGCACGATCAGCCGCCGGGGCCTTCGCGGCGGATGGAGGTTCTTCACTCGCACGGTGCATCCCGACTGGATACGGCGATGGTTTGGTCTGTTGCTGTGATGCGAAATTGCATTCCAGCGTCACCGCGATGACTTCCTGATGCGATGCAAATTGAAATGCCGAAGTCAGTCCAGTTTCCGCAAGCCATACCTCTATCTCTTTGACCTGCAGCGTCGCGCGATATTCCGGGTCTGGGATAGTTGTGATTTGCCACTCTGCGGGCTCGCGGAAGATGGCACTCATCTCCTGCAACAACTCGACTGAAGGAAGGTAGTCTCCCGGCCGTGAGCCCCCGAGGCTCCAGAATTCATCACTCGTGGGCATTTCCTGCGGCAACTTGTCATCCAACATGGTCCACGCCCAACGATTTGCTCGTTCGACGGCGTCCATCATGGCTCGCTCTATCACCGTTGCTTTCGCGAAGTTGGGCGCTTGCTCGACCGTCGGGCTTGCAGGATCGACGCCTGCGATTAAGCATGCTGCCTCGTGCAACGTCATAACGTGTATCAGCTTCCAGGCCGACAAATCTGGGGATTCCATGCGTACCTCACGCACCTGATTAGGAGCCGCGCCAGCCCGTCAGGTTTACGGGTCTTCGGGGATCTCAGCCTAGGCGCAGCAATGCGGTTATAGCGTGCGGCCCACGCCCCAGTAATCGCGACGGGGAAGAGGCAGGCCGAGGGAACTCATTTCCTCGCGCAGCGCTCGCGCGTTGACCTCCTTCAGTGACAGCAGAGTGCACTGGAGCGTGGTCAGCGCAAGCATCCGGCGCTTGACCGCGCGTCGGCGTTGCCGAGAGGGGCATTGTTCCGGCCGTATGCCCTCTGCCAGCGCTCTCATCTCGCTCGCAACAATCCGACAAGCGTCTAGGCGAACTCGCTCAACGTAGACGCCAATGTTGCTATCGGCTCGGTCGATGTCTTCCTCGATCTCCTGAGCCGTCGGGTCGCGGAAGGCAGTGAAGAAGGGCTTCCCGATCCACCGCACAAACCAGGTGCGGCCCTCAACGTCTTTGGTCTGGAAGACCCTGCTGTAGTCGCCTTCAGTGATGTCTTTCGTGTCGACCTGGTGTTCCCTGGCAAGGGCAGGAAGCCCTCCGCAGAATGTGATTGAGTTCGGTCCCCGGATCGGAGAGTAGGGACCAACTGGATCTTGCGAGATAATTTTGGTAGCCATGATGTGCGTCCTCCAAGACGTTGCACGTTCCGTGGTTAGAGCGGCTGGGGTGTTCCACCACCCCGGCCGTTCGCTTTTGTGCCTCAGTCTCGATCCCTGCTCTGCATGAATCCCGCCCTGAGGCGCGGCGGTCATTCCTTCGCTTTGTCGATCGCCTCACGAACCCATGGGGCACCGCCGAGCCGTTGCAACTTTTCCTTTTGAGCTTCTGACAGCTTGATGGTCACGGGGCTGGTTGCCGGCGCACCGGCTACAGCAGGTTTCTTTCCGGCGCCAGGTCGAGCCCCGCCGACTTGCTTTTTTGTGTCCATGCGAGAAATGGTACACCTAATCAATTAGTCAAGGTGTACCGATTCACCGGAAAAACCCTAGGGTTTCGCGTGAAACACGCCTCACAAGCCCGGACCGAAGAAGGACAAGTTCGCCTTCTTCTTTCTCGGCGGCTGGGGTGCTGATGGAACGCCGAGCACACGCTCAAATTCGCTTCTCGCAAGCAAGACCTGCCCGTTAGGACGGCGAGCGGTCTTCATGCCCAGCCCGTTCAAGAAGTTCTGTCGCGCACTCGGCTGTACGAGCGGCGAGCAGATGAATGCAAGCTCCTCGTCGGTCACGTAGATGGGAGGGTAGTTCATCCTTCAAGGCTATCCGAGCCCGCGCTTAGGATGTGCCATGCCACACAGCAATTTCTTCCTCACCGCATCCGAAGTTGCGCAGCTCTCAGGGGTGGCCCGAAAAGGATCGAGCGAAACCTTGGGCGCGAGGCAGAGCGCTGCTCTCACCAAGATGGGCATCGCTCACTACCTTAACGAGGCACAGCGCGTGATCGTGGTGCGCTCCACGCTGGAACGACGAGACGGTGCGTCGGCCGCCACGGCGTTCAGTCGCAAGCCGGACTTGTCGAAGGTCAAATAGCTCGCGTCGTCCCATCCGGCTATGGTCTTTTCACACGAGCGCACCCCACGCGACTAGCCTCGACAAATGCCTCCACGTCGCGGAGCTTGAAGCGCAGGACGCCGTCGAATCCGTAACTTATGAACTGTGCCGAGTCGGCGAGTTAGTAGGCCTTGCTGCGCGACTGCCCGAGCATCTCCGCCACTTCTTTGGTGGTGAACATCATGGAAATCAAGCCCTCTTGAACTGCACCACGTTGCCCACCTTCGGATCGCGTCGCAGCAATCGACACTAGCCCTCAACGATCTCGCCGCAAAGAAGAGCGCCAGCGATGATCCGTCTTTGGGCCGCCGGTGAGAACTTTTGCGGCCCGTTCCATAGCGGTAAGTGGCGCAACCTTTGCCGGCAACTGCTCATGATCCTTTGACGCCGGCAGACTGCCCTGCCCTTCGCAACCATTCACGCGCTCCGAGGCCTGAGTCTCGATGAAGGGAACGTCGAGCGCCCCCTTCATGATCGCCGCCAGTTGCACTTCAAGCCGCGTAACGTCTATGACGCGATCGGCCAATGCACACTTGAGCCGTATGCGGTCGATGTCAGCATCGGTCGGATTTCCTCGCAGCGTCTCGAGTTCCTCGAAGAGGAGCGCGCGCAAGTCGGCGATGTTCTGCATCGAGAAGTCCTTTCTTAAGCTTTTTGTTGAGGGTCATCAACTCGCGCAGCTCAGGAGGAAGTAGCAAATCGACTCGGCCGATGCTGGCGTAGTAGCTTGACGGGCGTGGGATCCTGAGCTCATTCGCGGCTCGCCGCGTGACCGCGTAAACGGTACGTCCAAGTGCTTCCGCAATGTCTTTTAGGGAGTCAGTCGGCCACGCGAGCAGCAGATAGGTCTCCTCTGCTTCAGTCCATCTGCGAGGCGATCCTCGCTGCCCAGAGAGGCGAAAATCTCTGATCCTTGCTCGCACGGCAGCCCTTGTCCTATCAAGTCGATCGGCAATCTGCTGGCTCGTTAGGATTCGATGGTTGTTCACGAGAAAATCGTCTTCCGCCTTAGTCCACCTGCGTTCCACGTCGCGAAGACTTGGGATGCTAAGGAAATATCGCATGCAAGCTACTGAAGCCCTGGTACGCCCCAGGAGATGCGCGATATCCCGATATGACACGCGCCCGTGCATGTCCTTCAGCAACGCAATCTCTTCAGTACACCATGAGGTTGTCACACGAGACATAACCGGCTCCTCCATCGGCTCGGATCGAGGTCGACATTCTGGTTTTCTTCTGCACCGCTGAAAAGTCAGTCATCCTGTGTACTCGGGGCATTGAGGAAGGATCAGTGCGGAACACCAGGGCCCATGCGCTGCCTCAGCGTTTCGGGCGAAGCGAGCCGCGCTGCACAATTCATCCGGACCTAAGGAGCCTATCGAATGACTTTGAACGCCACGGTGACAGCTGCGTTAGCAACCTCCCAACAGCTATCGGATTGGATTCAATCTCATCATCCCCAGAGGTCCGAACCTGGACCGGAAAAGCGGATCGCTGCAGTCTGCTACTCGATCGCGCTGGACCACCGTGAAGCGATCTTGTTGTTGTTGCAGCATGACGCTCGGAGCGCAGCATTTGCGCTTCTTCGCTCTGTCTACGAAAGTTGGGTTCGTGCGTCTTGGGCACACACCTGCGCCGCGCCCGATGAGATCGCACGTATTGAGGCGGGAGGGTTTCTGCCGAAAGTCGAAACAATGGTCAGAAAACTTGACGCCCTGCCTGAAACCATGGGAGCTTTTTCGCGGCTTAAGCGCTCTGGCTGGGAGTCGATGTCTGACTACGCGCATGGAGAACAGAGGCAGATCTCTCGGTGGGTCGACGATGCGGGCGTAGGGCCGGCTCATTCCGATGATGAGGTGAAAGAGGTACTCCAAGCTTTGGACGTGTACGCGATTCTCTGCGTGGCCGGACTCCTTAGTTTGGCTAACCTCTCCACCGAACCTTGCATGGACAAGATGGAAGAGCTCCATCCCACCCCTCCGCCCCAGGCGCAGGGGAATTAGGGCTGCTGGCGCCTCGCCGCAACCTCAGCCAAGAGCCGATTCATCACGGCAGGATCGAAGGCCAACGCGATGTTGATGCAAAACGAGAACCGAAACCATACCGTGAAGACGCTAAGGTCCCCCGTCTCGGCCATTGCATAGCGATAGTTGAACTGGTCACTGAGATCCACCGCCGTTCTGCGTAGACTGGCGAAGCCAGGGGGGACCGTGAAGATGTCTTGCGGGATGGTCCCCTCCATCTGATTGAAGTTGGTGAACCAACGATGCTGCATCGAGGCTTCAGCGGGAACAATGCGTCCAGAGTGCATGAAGTGCAGCGCCTTCGCTAGCTTCTCGGCAAAAACCGGGACAGCGCGTTGCGCCGGCTCTGGGATGCTCACCAAAGGCAGATCAGCAAATGCCTGGCCGGGCTCGGGGGTCAAGCTGGCTCGTCGCGCGAGTTCGCGCTTCCGATTTGCCGAAATTTGCATTGACTTGAGCACCCAGGGCTTCAAAAGGGGGCGTGCCAGCCGCTCCAACTCTGCTCGTGAAGATGCCGGTTCATCATCCGCGCCAGGATGCAGGCGCGTCAGCAGCGCAACCCAGTTCTCATCTGTCTTGCTGCCTGCATTGCAGCTCAAACACGCTGGGAAGACGTAGCCTTCAGGCCACTTCCGGTCGGAAAAAATCGCGCGGGGCGGGCAGTGGTCGACAGTGGTCGCTTGGACGAGCCCCCCACAGAAGACGCAGCGGTCCGTCTTTGCAAACGCGATCTCCCGAGCGCTCGCCTCTTTGATGCGCGCCTGTCCCATTACGCCGCCTTCAAGTGAGCCACATCCCCTGTCTTCGGGATCGCGTCGCAGTAGTCGGCCCAGGCCTGCATCATCTTCAGGCGCTTAGCCAGCATGTCGCCCCGGCGGTATGCGGCCTCCACCTTCGACTCGATGACGTGTGCGAGTGCCATTTCGGCAAGATCGCGCGGGAAGCTGGTTCGCTCCGCCGCCCAGTCACGGAATGTGCTTCGGAAACCATGCGGCACCGCGTTGACCTTCATACGGCGCATCACCGCGGAAAGGGTCATGTCGCTCAACACCTGGCCCTTCACTCCGGGAAACACCACCTCGACTTTCTCGAAGCGTGGCAAGGCCTCCAGCAACTCGATGGCCTGCTTGGACAGCGGCACCCGGTGCTCGACTTTGCCCTTCATGCGCTCGGCCGGCACGGTCCATACCTTTTCCGCCAGGTCGAACTCGGGCCAGAGAGCTCCGCGCACCTCGCCGGATCGTGCCGCCGTCAGGATTGCGAATTCGAGCGCCCGAGCCCCCATTCCATCCATGCTGCGTAGACGCACCAGAAACTCGCCTACGTCATCGATCGGCACCGCAGCGTGATGCTCCACATCCGCGATCTTGCTGGGCTTGGCCAGAAGGTGATCGAGGTGGCCTTTCCACCGTGCAGGGTTCTCCCCTTTTCGGTACCCGCGCACCGTCGCCCAGTCCAGGACCTGCTCGATCCGGCCGCGCACCCGGGTCGCTGTTTCGGTCTTCTCATGCCAGATGGGCTCGAGCACCTTCAAGACGTGGGCCAACTCTATGTCACCAACCATCAGCGAGCCCATCACAGGGCCGGCGTAGGTGTCGAGGGTGTTTTGCCACTGCTGGCGGTGCTTTGGATTGCGCCATTCCGACTCCTTGGCCTTCATGAACGCGGTCACGCAGTCCTCGAACGTCTTGGTGGATGCTCGGGCCGCCGCCAGGGCGCTGCGAGCCTGCCTGCGCTCCTCAATGGGGTCGATGCCCTGCTCTACCTTGCCACGCGCTGCGCGAGCCTTCTCGCGCGCCTGCGCAAGGGTCACGTCGGGATAGCCTCCGAGCCCCATGTCACGGCGCTTGCCGCCCAT